TTTTCGCGTTTTGTACCCATGTAAATTCATAGGTCTGTCAAACCTCAAATATTAAATTCACATGGGTTCTAGTGAGTGAACACGTTCCTCACTTTGCAGGTGCAAAATCACCTGTAGCTTGATTAAGCTAAAATTATCTGTTATGCTATTAGCAAATATAGTTTGCTCTATATTTTGTGTGGAGCAGCTAGGCTGTCGCCAAACAAGTTCCTAGCTGTTCCGCTTTTCTCAAATCTCCGTTACCGTCATATCCCCCTCAGTAACTTTCAAGAATATCAATTGCGCATCTGCCTTAATGCCTGCCAGACTGCTGTTATCCAGTTCTGCCGCACAGTCTACGAATATCGGATAACTCACGCCGTAAAACTTCTGCAAACCGTCCATGATGGCAATTTTTCCTTTCATCATCAGGGCTGTATTGGCGTTCCCGACCAGTTTCTTCCAGTCACCATCCTTGTCCTGCACGTACCAGATGCAAGCATCTACTACTTCACCATTTTTCTGCGTATCGAACAGTTTCACCTTAACCCCGTCAAAATACTGGTTTACCGCATCTTCAAGGGCTGTATTCTTCGCCATGCTCAGGGATTTTAACTCATCCAGAATCATCTGCGCGCCAGCTTTATTCTGTGCATACTGTTTCTGGCTTTCCTGAAGCTTCTCGATCTGTTCGTCAATTCGGACGTTGTTGTTAGCTTCTCCAATTTTCTGATTGACTGCTGCCAATTCCTGTTTCTTTCCTGATAACTGCTCTGAAAGCTGTTTCTTTGCTTCTTCGCCATCGTCCAGAGAATTAAGCTCCTGTTCTTTCTCTTTGATTGAAGCAAGAATCTGCTGATATTCGGCGTTTCCTGATAAGCCTGGTTCTTTCAGTATGGCTTCCAGATTCTTATTTTCTGCATCCAGAGAAGTTTTGATCTGCTCTAATTCATCTGTCAGTTTGGAAATCTCGGATGTGAGAGCTTCTTCCTGCTTATGCGCTTCTTTCATATCGGCAGACGCTTTATTGCCAACTTGAATAACTTCATCAAGTTTGCGTTTCTTGTCACGTTCCCATTCTTCCTGAGCTTTCAACTGCTGATTGATTCTTTCCTGTTTCTTCTGTTCAAATCTTCTCTTTAGCTGCTCAATCTGCTCTGGCGGAAGATTCTGACCGCAAGTCGGGCAAATGGTCTCTGCGTCCTTTAATGTCTCAGATTCAATGTTGTCCAGAGCCGTGTTGTCCCATTCCATCTCTTTGATTTTTGGATATTGTGTTCTGGCGCTCTGTAATTTTTCAAGGAGTTCTTTCTTCTGTGCTCTCAGGCTCTCTAATGCAGAAGTCTTTTTATTTAACTCCGATGTTTTAATGTTCCTGTCTAATTCAAGAGCACTGATCTTGTTGCAAACCAATGATTTCTGTTTTAACGAGTCTGCTTTAGCCCTTGATTCTGCTTCTAACAGCCTGGTTCTTAACCCTGTCAGTTCTACTTTAATCTCTCCGGCTTTCTCGTTCCCTGCCTGCGCAATCTGCTTTTCAAGGTCAGAAATCTGTTCCTGCAAGGCATTCTTCTGCAATTCCAATTCGGCGGTATCAGCATCAACTTTCGACTGCTCCATGCCGATAATCTGGTTTGGAATGGCTTTTAGTTGTTCTTCTGCCTTTTTCAGAGTTGCACTGTTCATGGCTTTGATTTCATCTGCCTTGTAAGTTTCCAGAAGTGATACCAACTCGGAACAGTCTGGAACCGTCTTGGCAATCTCTACATCTGATTTCCCGGCACCGTTTGACATGGAGAACAGAATCTTTCTGGCATCTGCATCTTTCAACTCTGTAAATATTTCCATGTGAGACAGCATAAGGAAATTATCAAAATCAAACCCACGTTCTTTCAAATCAGCTTTAAAATCTCTTTCAGCTTTCGGAACGCCGTTGATTTCGTACTTGTTTGATAATGCAACCTTTCCCGGCTTTCCGTCCTTTGGCTTACTTTCTGTGCGCTTCTGGAACTTCGCTACGCTTACCGGCTTCCCATCAATTACAAGTTCACTATCAACTCTTGGAAGACATTCTCTGCCATCATCCGGTCTGATATCCGGGTTACTTTTTAAGCTGTAGTCCTTGTCACAAAACTCCCACATATGAGCGTCTGCCAGTGTGGTTTTCCCGCATCCGTTCTTCCCGGAAACAACTGTTCTGTGACCGAACTCTATTCTTTTCTCCTGCTGACCTTTAAAATCGGTCAATCTAATTTCTCTTACTTCGATTTTCTTCATATTACAAAATCTCCAATCTTTTTACTGATACTTCCAACGCTGTTACCCATGATTGACTCTGATCAGACCACAGTTCCCGGCTTTGGAATCTTCCACGGAGTTTGATTTTTGTTCCCTTTTTCAGATTTTCTACGGCATCTGCGTTTTCCTCCCAGCATAAACAACTGATTGCGTCTGATCTGGTATATCCAGCTTTCTTCTTTCTGTTTACCGCCAGAAGTATTCTTGCCAACTTCCTGTCGTTGTTTGTGCCAATCATCTTTATTGTCGGCTTTTTAATCAGGTAACCGGTCAGATAAACTTCGTTTGCATCGTGTTCTTCCAACCTTTCAAGGTACTGAATCTCCATTGCTCTTACATATACCGTAAGGCTTTTCTTACCATCTTCCCGGACTGTACGACTTCGCATTTCACCATATACACTAGCAATCAGCTCTGTTTCTCTTGAAATCATGTATTCTGGCACAATAATCGGAAGAATATCGTAAGATGTGCTCTTTCTAAATATTGTCATTCTTCCCTCGTACATCTTGGTTCCACCGTATTCTTCATGCGAGAATACAAACCCTGCCGGAATGTCACCTGATAAAAGTACCTGGTTTTCGTCACGCATCTTCATGTGGTATATCACCCTCTTTCAATATCCTTGTCAGCATTAATCCGAGTGTTACGACTGTTTCTCTGAGATTCTTGTTTTCGGCTTTAAGTTTCTGTCTTTCTTTCTCAAGGTCGGAAATAATCTCACTTGCAAGTGTTGGTGTTTCTGTGTTCTGGATGTGTGTTTTTGACATAAAAAATGCCCTCCTAAATTATTTATTGATAAATACAGGAAGGTGTGTTATACTTGTCCTGTATTTAACTTAGCCAAATTAAGTTAGATACGCGGCTCCATGTGGTATGTCGGTACCTGTGGAGCCAACTTTTATTCTGAGTCGAGACCTAACATTGCGATACATAATTTCTTGTCGATGATTATGCTCTCGCCAGAGTTGAGGTATGCTTTGAACGCCTTTAGTCTGCCAACTAATTCGGCGTATTCCTCGGCTACGGTCTCTGCTCTGAAATCCATCTTATTTTCTTTCTCCATCGCAATCCTCCTCACAATACGGGCATTTGTTGTCCATCAAAATTTTGTTCAAATGGTCAGTTACTTTCTTCACATTTTCTCCCTGCTGACAACCGCCCTCTACAATGCTGTACATATCAAACTCTCTTAATGATTCTTTCTTATATATGTTGATGTGTAAGCTGCATCCGATCTTGTAGTTTGCAAAATGAAATGCTACCGTTCTGCCGGTTTCTTTCTGAACTCTCCGGCATAACTGGTACAGTTCATCTACGGTCTTATCAAAATCATTTATCTTCATCGAAAAGCCCTCCAAGTAAATCACCAAATAATGTTTTTACAACTTCTTTGATTTTTTCTTTTTGAATAGTTTTAAATTCTTCTTCGTTCATCAGTCCGATTTTGACCGCTTCGTTAATCTCCTGCTTCACAGATTCCTCTGTTTCTTTGCCATTTTCCATAATGGTTTCCTTGATTCCTCGAACGATAACAGCTAAGTCAGCTATTAATTCTGCTTTGCTGCCTTTAAGTGTGATTTCTCCCATTTTTGTCTCAATCATCTCTCTTTTCCGTTACTGAAAACTTATAAAAAGTTATAAACTTCTATGTTTCATTCCTACTTCAACGAGTATGCTTTTGATGATATAAATATCAATCTACTCACAAGTTCTTGTACTCTCCATAGGCGTAAATTCCGGACTAACGTATCCGTACATATTTGCATTAACGTTTCAGTGTCAGCTTGCAAATTTTTCTCCATAAGTCTTGAGATTTATAGATGCCTGGAAATATATTCCACTCTAATATCTTATAAAACTCAACATATGCTTATATGATTTTATAATTTATATTTAACTGTTAATTTCCTCCGATTTTTTTAATTTCATCCGGGTAAATAACCACGAATGATAAGATAAACATTGCGATTGCTACTGCAACCGGCTGTGATACGCTGTCAAATCTCCAGAACGGCAAGTACGGTGACATACCGCCGATCAGAGCTGACAGAATTAATGCTTTTACCATTTTTATGTCCCTCCATTTTTTTTGTGTGGTATACTCTCATTATGAAAGGAGGTGTTTTTATGGATAAGTTACAAATCGCTCATGATCTGGCTGTTGCTAAGTTATGCGCTGAATTACCGGGAAGCCTGGACAACCCTCATATCTGCCAGAGATACTTCAAATACCGTGCAGAATTTGCTGATCTTCTGGATTCCCACGATGAATATTACTTTCTCAATGAACTGGATAAAGAGAAAGTAAATAATTGTTCTCCATCTCGACGCTACTTTTAATCGTTAGACTTTTCCCCTGATGTGCTCTTTGTTGTTCTGCCAATATAGAGCACATCCTTAAGGGAAAACTGAATTTTATTATTAATTCCGTTTTCATTCCATTCGTATTCAACAATTGACTGTTTGTCGAAATTAATTTTTTCATACACCTCTGCCGGGGCACGCAACGTCTCTCCGTTTTTAAACTTGATAATTGTTTCGTCGGCAATCTTCACATTCTCACCTCCTGATTAATCTGCTTTAGCAAAGAAAACACCAATCGGGTCTTCGATATGAAATTCATCAATCATTGTCTGAATCTCATTACTGTTGAAAATTCCTTTCTGCATCTTTCCATAAAATGTTTTTGGCGTAATTCCAAGCATTTTGGCAACGTCCGTCTGAGATTTTCTATTCTTCGCAAATATTCCTCGAAGTTCATCAGTTTTTATCATTTTGTCATCTCCTGCTCAATCACCGGAAGAATCCCACTCTCTTTCAGCTTGTCGTAAAGAAATATTCTTCCTTTCTGTGACCACTTAGTATTCATCTTCACATCCGGTCTACCGTCCGATCTCACGATATCAACGGTCTCGGAATGTGTATAGCCCATACAGTGATATTTGCTGTACAGTAACCACTGTCCGCTCTGCTTGTACTGGATTCCGATGTCATGCAGAATATCGTTCATCTTCTTCCCAGACATTCCATAATCCTTAGCAATCTGGGTAATGGTCACAAGTCCCGGATTCTTTAAGATTTCATCATAGTAGTCGGCTTTCGGTTTCAGTTCGCCGATTATCTGGTTTTTGACACTGATTTCCGTTGACAGTGACTTGACCGAATCTTTCAGCTTCGCAATGGTCTGGTCTGCCATCTTCAACGCTCTGGCAAAAACCTGTTCTGGTGTGTTCCATGCTTTTTCAAGGTCTATGAAATACTGTCGGTATTGTCTGCCTTTTTCTGACCGCTGAATCATGCAAATCTGTTTTGCCATGTCTATAGAAACTTGATAATCAGAAATTTCTCTTTCTGCTCCGTTATTTACAAGTGTGGAACTTTTCACGCTTGTAAAATCGCTTCCCTCAGTGAAACCATATGCAGACATTCTTTCAAACCATCTCGAAAATCTGTCTGTAATTTCAAGCCCTGCATACAGCTCTCTGGCTGATACAGTAGGTTGTTCACTACTGTAATTAATAGGTATTAACTGTTCCGTAATATCGTCTCCTCTCTAATTACTATCTCTAATTGTTGCTTCTTCTTTCTGAGTATCACTCTCAACAGTATCAGCAACGCCATTCATGTATCCCAAAATGTAGTGTTGCTTATCTGCCGGAAGCTTATTGATTCGTGTTGTTACATCTCTGATAAGCTGTCTCTTTTCTTCTGACATTTGTTCACCTCCACCTCTCTTACGTTATGAACGTATAATATCACATCTATAACGCATTGTCAACGTGTTTTTAAATATTTTTACGTTGACAACGTATTTTAAAAATGTTATACTGTTACCATAAAATAAAGAAAGGAGGTGGGTAAATGGGCGAGCGGTTGAAAGAGCTGCGAAAATACTTAGGACTTTCAAGAGAAGACTTTGCAAAAAAACTCGGTTTAAAAAGCCGTGGTAAAATTGAAAATATAGAACTTGGAAGAACAGTTCCAGATGACGATTTTCTAAAATTGATCTGTACTACTTATAAGGTTTCTTATGACTGGCTTGTGAGCGGCGACGGTAACATGTTTATGGACGACGATGGCGATGCGCAGGCTATCGTAGATTCGGTAATGACCGGGGATAATGAATTTGCAAAAAAAATCCTTGTTAAATTCGCAAAGCTTAGTGAAGAGCATTGGAAACAGCTTGAAGAAATTTTGACCGAATTAGAAAGCAACTAATAAAAAAGGACTGGGGGTAAAAATCCCAGTCTTTTTTTGCGTTTTAACTATACTATCAGTCCTTTGTGTATTATAATATATAAAAAATCACCAAGGAGGACTTAAATGAGAAAAAGAAAAACTATCGACAAAATTACCAGAAAAATAAAATGCCCGGCAATCACTTGTCGGAGCGCCAATGTGCAGATAATTAGCAGGGGCTTCTTTTCTACTAAATATCAATGCAAAAAATGCGGGCGCGTTTTTAAGGGATAGTCCAAAAGCCAAATATATATTGGTGGGGTAACATCTTTACGGAGTATAAGAAAACTAAAGTAGAGGATTCGGAATTTGGAGAAGAAATGGGAACTGCCATTGCAGACAAAATCAATGAAATGATAGGACCAAAATATGATAGTTCTAAGTTCGAATATTATTTTTCGGCTTCTCCAGATGATTTAAAAACAGAATAACAAATTTGCCCCTGTAAACGCAGGGGCTTTTATTTTTACTTTTCTTTTAAATACAAATATTCTAACAGTTTATATACCCGTTTTAATGTTCCTTCTGTTTTAACCTTTTCTAATAAAGCCATTATTTTCTCTTTATAATCCATAAATAGCCCTCCCTGTCACAACTACCACCTACATTACAGTATATGCCCGGCTTGTGGGAAATAGAACCGAACATTAGTTCGTTTTCATTATTATACCACCGATATTTCCCCTTGGCAACTGCCAAATATACACATGGACTTTTGTTATTTCGTAGGCAAACTTCGCAATCGCAAAGAAAATTATGCTTTTGCGAATATAACATCTGACATTGCAAATTTCCTTGATCTCGCTCAACTCCTGCATCTGAGCGGAACAAATTTGTTCCGCAGCTTCCTTTGTGATCTGCACATCTCTGTGGTGGCGTTCTGCTATATCATGCGACGGTATATGCACCGCACAGAATATTTCGTAAAATATCAGGATGAATACGACTATCCTGTATCTGTTCTTTTCCATTACTACCAACTCTTTCTAAAAATATATCACGCATTATAGCACGAATTTGTATAGTTTTTCTGGCAAGTATAAAATCATGGAATTTTTCTGCAAAAACAATCTATTTTTTTAATATTTTACTATGCACAATTTGCATGAGGTGGTATAATATTGTAAAATTTTAACAAGGGAGGGGATTGTATGAGCAAGGGCGAAAAGAAAAAGGATTCAACCCTGAGTGTCATCTCCTGTATTCTGGCAGGTGTGGCATTCATTCTTCCGTTGCCAATTATCCTGTCGTTTCCTCTGGCTCTGGCAGGAGCAATTGTAGGATTAGTAGATATTGGCACAAAGAAAGAGGAATATAGGCATATTGGCTCATGGTTCGGAATTATTGTCGGAATCATTGAAGTAGTTTTTATTGCAGTGCAGTATATGAGATTTCTTTAGCAGAAAAGAGGGTTTTATGAAAAAGAGAGTTTGTGGAATTATAACGATGTGTGCTTTTTTATGCATTTCGCCTGTCAATGCCAGTGCTACTTCCTTTGACAACATTAATGAAATGCTTAATAAGATCAATGGCGAAGATGGATTTGTCGAAGCATCTGAATGTGTGATTGACAAAAACACTAAATCCTTGCATCTAAGCGTCGTTATAAGTGAGAACGTGCCAGATGATGAAGTTGGCACATTTGCTTCAAAGGTTTCCGGTGTATTGTCGGACGCATCTCAGCAGGATTGGTATGATTATGATTATGTTACTGACGATTTCTATAAAAGTGGTTATGATGGAGTAGTTCTAACAAACGTTTGGAATTTCAAAAATGATACTCTGGCTTGCTCAATTTGGGATGATTCACTGTCAATTACGCGCCTTTCAGACGGAACTAAATTAAAAGAAGCTGTTTTAAAAGATGTAGAAAGTGAAAATTCTGATTCTCAGGAAAACGAATCTCTTGATGATACCGGCAGGCTAAATCCAGGTGTTTATATTATTGGCGAAGATATTCCTGCCGGAAAGTACACCTTTTCAATAACCGACGGAGCAGGAATTATCAGCGTATATGACAGCTACGATGATTATAAGAATGATGATTACGAACATTCAGAAGAATACCATGTCGCTTCAAAAAAATATAAAGAAAGTCTTGGTTCTGACTTAGAAAGCATTAATTCTTTGTATTCCAGTGAAATTGGGAATCTACCGTTAGAGAATGGAATGTGCGTAAAAATAGATACTGTTTCAGTTTTATATTTAGCGAAATAAACAAGAGGGGCAACCGCCCCTCTTTCTTTTTGCCTGTCGTTCTCGCAGGCAGTCTCTCTATCCACACATCCTCCCGGACACAGAAACCATATTTTTCGAATTATGTCAAACTTTAATGCTTTACACTAACAATTTCAAGTGCTACACTTTGTTTGTGGGACAATAATACCACAAACAAAAAGAAAAATGTGTGTACTGTCAAAATCATGGCGTATTTTGACAAATTGAGACTACGAAAGGAGGGTGCGCATATGAGAATAGCCATATGTGACGATAACCAGCTTGAAGTTGACTTGTTTAAAGAGTGCGTATCGGGATTCTTACGGCGCAAAAGAGATTATCGCTATGAAATCAGCGAGTATTCAGCAGGTTATCCACTTGTTGAAGATGTGAAAGAGGGTAAATGGTACGATGTAATTGTACTGGATATGATTCTGGAAAATGAGAACGGTTTGGAGATTGCGAACCAGCTCCGAGATGTCGGATACGATGGAAAGATTATTTTCTGGACAGCCGACGATTCTCATCTGCAAGAAGCATTTGACGTCGGTGCTATGCAGTATGCGGTCAAGGGCAAGGAATACGGCAGAATATACCGGGCTATTGACGAGGTCCTGTCGCAGATGAGGGATGAAACATTGACATTCAAATTCCGCAGGCAGATAAACCGGCTCAAATACGATGAAATTGAGTACGTCGAGAGTCAGGCAAGAGTTTGCCATATTTTTGCTACAAATAACCGATGTTTCGTGACCACTTGTAAGCTGAACGATCTGGAAGAAAAGCTGTCTGATAAGCGATTCTTGCGCTGCCATCAGAGTTATCTGGTGAACATGGATCACATCCAGTCGGCAGGTGATAATTTCGTCATGGATTCTGGGGACATTGTCCAGATAAGACAGAATGGGTCAAAAGAAATCAAAGAAAAATATGAAAATTACATAAGTTGACAGCAAAATGACCGCCAACCCGGGAAGGAGTAATTGGCGGTCATTTTCATTTTCAACACTTAATAAATAAAAGGGTTTTGCAATACGAACTACTATATCGAACACATTTATTATAGCATTATAAAGATTATATTACAACTGTCATTTAGAAATTTCTGTGATTCTGATAAACGTTCCTTTTGGAACAAATTCAAAAACGAACCCATCATCGTTCGGATAAGGGATGCGGATGAAGTACCATTTCAGCCCCGAGCTGTCGGTTTCTGTGTACTTCATCACCTCTACAACTGCACCTTTTTTCAGTTTTGGAAACAGCTTTGACGGGCTGTTTTTGTTTGATTTTGTATAGCATTTTGTGTCCTTTTTGATCTGTGCAATATAGGCTCTGGTGTTCTGCTTTTTGGTTGTATCTGAGTCTGAAACTGACGTTGTATTTTTAACTAAACTGTAATTTGGAGTGCAGAATTTTGTTCCGGGAAGGTTGCTGTTGTAGTAACTTTTCTGACATACGCCACCACCATTTGCGATAATTGTAGAGCCACCAGAAGTGTTTCCTTCGACTGTCCAGAATCGATCTCCTGATACCTTTGTTACGATTCCGGTATGTGTAAATGTGCCATTTCGATAAAAAATAACAATATCTCCAATCTTCGGATTGCTGTTCAGGGTAAACAAATCCGCCATTGTCGGACAGTAAACGTATGGCCAGTGCTTCAAAAGTTTCTTCGCTGTGTCTAAGCCGAATGCTTTCATGAAGCACCAACTCACGAATGCAGCGCACCATGGCTGCCTTTGATAATCCGGTTTAATATCTCGCCAGTATTTCGTATAATTATTTTCTCCGACATTTGCTGTCTTACTATCAAGCTGACTATTGCTTGCCTTTTCAAGATATCCGGTTTCATTCTTTGCGATCTGGATTAATTTATCAATTGCTTTCATGTCTGTCTCCTCACTTTCCGGGAAATATGTTTTCAACGCATTATAAACAAATCTCTGTCTGTCCTTATATGCTCCCACCTGATTCCCTGTGTCCGTCTGGCAGGCTGCATAGAGATTATCAAGCGTATATGGCTTCTGAGTCTTTGCCAGAATCCTCGTTACTGCTCCCTGTCCGCCTTGGTGTCTAAAGTTCACGCACATAGCTTGCGCTCTGGCGTCTGTAACGCCCTGCTTAAGGGCTTCGTCTGCATAGGTGGATAACTGTTCATCCATAAGGCTATCTTGGCATTTAACGCCTAAATCGGACGAGATAAGAGCAACTATAGTGTCTGCGAGCTGTGATACCCTGGAAATATTAAAACATTCCCAGTTTGCGGTCTGGACCTGTTCCAAAAGTCTGACCTTGTCTATCTTCTTCCACTGTTCCGGGTCGGCATCGTAAATTCGTTCCAGAAGTGTTTTAGCTTCGATTCCGTACCACTGTCCCGCCCCGATTGTGATTGCGTGTTCTTCAGAAGAATTGGTGTAGGCTTCCGTGAAGTCCGAATAATCCTGCTGTCCGTAAACCTGTTCGCCAGTTTCGACCGCATAAATAATTTTCCTGAGAACTACTTTTTGATTATTTGTCATACAAAAATCCTCTCAAATTTTTCCTGCGTGCATAACGTTTACTGTAGTGAACCTGCTCTTTCTACCGTCCCATCCTCATTCAGCACATAGTCATCTTTTTTCAACTTTTCAATCACCTTTGCATTCCACAGCTCAGGAACATCTGTCCATTTTTTCAGCCCATTGATTACTCGTTCTTCGAAAAATTTAACCATTGTTTCCACCTCCAATGCCTGCAACTAAAGTAGCCAGTTCATCAAGTGCCGAATCATGCGTTGATACAAGTTCAGCCAGACCGTCAATACCATCACCATTAATTAGAATTTTACGATTAGATTCCGCATTAAGCATTTGCATCACCAAGTCAAGTTTTTCAGACATTTCATTCAGTCTGTTTGAAACTCTATTAATTGCTTTATAAATATTTGCAATTTCCTTTTTATCCATATGCACCTCCTGTTCTTAGCCATTCAGCTATAAATAATTCATTAATTTACTAGGATTTTAGAAACATAAGCAAGGGGCGAGGCTCCTTTCTTGACTGGCATCGGCGATGTTCGTACTCCCTGTCGCATTCACAACACAGAAGGACTCATTGGCACTGTGGCGAGGCGAACGCTCCCACCAAATCCCAGACGCATAAGAATTGCTAGTTCGTGGGCTTTTATACCTGTTTGCGATCGCATTCTTAAAGTATTGATACTGTGTTCCTTCACCTCCAAAAGAATATGGAAAGTCACCAAAAATTTCGATTTCAGATAGTAAGAACGCATAATCGTTTGAAGTCTTGATTGTACTACTCTGACCTCCCACAGATGTCAGCTTTTTAACCTGTTTCATCATGCTTTGGACATAAGCAGGTAAACATTTCTTGTACACATTATTACACCATGTACGTCTTTCACAACCTTCCCAACCGCCGCTATTCATATCTGAGCTATTCATATAACCACATTCATGAGATGCATCGAGAGAATTGTTATATTCTGTCGTAGTGTCTAAATACAGCAGGCGTTCCGTCTGAATTGTAATCGCAGCTTTGGTCTTGCCATTGACAGCAGTCACTAAATCATCATGTTCAATTCCGATAATTACATAAGCGTAATCATTTGCCTTGTGTGACTCACTTACGCCAGTTGCAGGCATGGCGTTATGATGAATTACCCTCTTGTCACCAACCGCCCAATAGTCTCCAATGTTGATTTTGCCTGCGTAGTGCGCTTTAATCATCCTTGCTATTTCAGCATCCGTTCCGTCAGCGAATGTGACAATCTTCAATTCCCCTGGTTCACCGAGAAGTCTGTTTCCTGTATCGTAGTTGTATACGCCATCAGTGTTGTATGGGAACAGCACGAAGTAATATTGTTTGTCGCTTGTTAACCCTGTGACTGTATAGCCTGTGGTTTTGTATTTATCTCGAACCGTATTATCAACCACAAGCGTTCCGTCATCTGGATTTGCAGGATAGCCCGTTTCTTTCATTACAAGTTTTGTGCCAGCCCATGTAGAAAATGTTGAGCCACTGATTACCGTGTTTTCAGGGTCTTGCCATTTAATTGTGACAGATGTGTTTGCATTTTCAATTGTTGGGTTGTTTACGGGTTTAGGGGTAACGGTCACGCCTCCGCCTTTTGCGTGGAGTGTTCCGTCTTCGTCTATGAATGTTGTCTTACCGTCGGGCTTAACCTTGCCAAGAGTTTCAGTTGTAGCAATCGGGACAGTCGCATCACTTCCCCTGTCTCCTTTTGGCCCTTTTATGTTGACTGTTTCGGGATTGGTGATTCCATCTGTGTTGCTCCAGCTTATATTTCCATCGGTGTCCACACTTGGGACGAATGTAGTGCCCTTGTCTCCTTTAGGCCCGGCATCCCCAGCCTCTCCCTTTTCTCCTCGCGGCCCAGTATCTCCTTTTGCGCCCGTATCGCCTTGCGGTCCGGTAATATTTACTGTCTGGGGGTTTTCAAGTCCCCCGTCATTACTCCAACTTATATTTCCTCTGCTGTCTACAACAGGAGTAAAGGTGATTCCTCGCACGCCAGCATCGCCTTGCTCGCCTTTTGGACCAACTGGTCCCTGTGGACCTTGCAGCCCAGTATCGCCTTTTAGACCCTGTATTCCCTGCTCTCCTTTTTCTCCGGGGTCTCCTTTTATGCCCTGCGGTCCCGGGTCGCCCTTTGGCCCTTGCGGACCAACTGGTCCCTGCGGACCTTGCGGCCCTTGAATCCTGCCAGCATTGTTCCAATTTGTGCCGTTAAAAACCCACATTTCTCCATTTATTAAATACGCGTCGTTCTTCTCTGCGCTTAAAGGGAGGTCTGCCTCAGATTCTTTTGTACCAAGGATATTAAGAGATGTTCCATCATTTCCTTGTTCACCCTTTTCTCCTTGTGGGCCTTGTGGACCTTGTGGACCAACATCTCCTTTTTCACCTTGTGGTCCCTGCGGACCTTGAGGCCCTATAATATTACCAACATTTTCACTATCACCATCTGAAAATGTTATTGTCAAATTTCCATCTGTGTCGATACTGACCGCTGTGATAGAGATACCCCTTAGTGATTCTTTCTGCTCGGGTGTCAGCGATTCAAATGCTACGGTGCCATCCGCACCCTTTTCTCCCGGATCACCTTTATCTCCTTTTTCACCCCTTGGACCCTGCGGGCCAGCAGGACCCTCTGCGCCTTTCTCTCCTTTATCTCCTTTTTCGCCTTTTGGACCCTGCGGGCCAACAAATTCTCCGGCATTGACCATCTCTGAAATATCCTCAATGGAACACAATCGTCTTACATCATTAGCCGCAAATGCAATGTATAAGGCTTTGCCAGATGGAACAGAAGGGTCATTGCCAAGAATCGCAACGGGCTCTCCAGGACGAATTTTCGATGTATCAAAATCGGCGTACATACCGCGCCGGAATTGTATTGTATATGTATCGGCCATATTAGACTTACCTCCTTATGAAAGGAAATTATTTTTTATGTAATCCTTTACGGAATCAAGATTTTTCTGTACATTGTCATTCATCACAAGGAAATTACCTTTATTGTTCTGACTGATGATACTTCCTGTGCTTTCGTCTACTTCCGAATAAGTGTAAGCAATGCGACTTCCTTCTCCAGTGCTAAGATTCATAAAACTTGTTAAAATCTTCTTCATGATATTACCTCCATCTGATTGATAATACTTAATCTGTCGTTAATAAGCTCTGATTCATAATCTGGTTCCGAGACCTCTGTTTCTTCTGACTCATAATTTGGTTCCGGGATTTCTATATCTCTTGCGTCTGTATAAGCCGTATCTCCCGGGTCAGTAAATCGCATATGTTCATATTCAGCTTGTCTTGCTTTGATTTCGAACGAAAATTTAAGTCCCGGAGTTCCTTTTACAACAAAATAATTCTGCTCTTTCTCAGCTATCCAGCAGTCGCCCTCTCCTTCTCTCTGCAAGAACACATAATATTTAATGCCGACATTTGCAGATTCCTGAAAGATATCATCTATGTCAATCATGCAAGTCCCGTCATCCGATATTACAGATTCACCGATATCTCCAAAGAATGGGGTTGGCATTTCATAGCAGTAAAAGAGCTGTTCATCATAGTCTACCGTCGAAACTGATCTTGATTTTGCCCCGCTTACTTTCAGATTTCCTCTGATAGAAGCATCTGCAAGGTCTGTCCCCGTACCTACACTGTAGAAATGACCACTGGCTTCTACGTGCGTTCCTGCTTTAACTTTTTTTGATGCCGAAATACTGTCCGCCGAAACACTGGTACCAACCGAGACTGAGCTTGCGTGTACGGTTCCTGTATAAAGATTGATTCCTCTAATTCGCGTTCCATACAACGTCCCGTACCCCGGCACATATACTCCTGTATTCGTCTCTGAATAGATCTCTCCAGTTGAAGCGTCTAGCGTTACTTCTCCATATGCGCCACTTGCTGAAAGCTTTTTAATTCCAACTTTCCATCCTGCTAATTCACCTGTGTTAATATAATCGGCATTCATGTACACATTGCCATTTGATAGATACAGACCTTTATTGCTGCTGTTATCGCTTAGCACATTAATAATCTCTTGCTTGGACATTTTTCCTATGTCGAGGTTGCTAAGTGCATTGTCTGTATAGCGATTCGCATTCGATAATGCTGTCGAAGCTTTATTTTCAGCAATGCTATATATTGTATCGCCGTTTGTTAACACAAATGTATTAGGCCTGAGCGTAACATTTCCGTAGTTATCAATCGCAAATGTTGATGTTCCAGAACTGTTTGTAACATTAATGTTTTTCAGATTAATTAAATCAGCTGAAATCTGGCCGGACTTAATATAAGAAGCATTTACATACAGATGCCCGTTCTGCATATAAATTCCCTCTTGTTTGCCATTGTCTGTCAGAGCGTTAAAAACTCTTTCAAAATTGACAATTTTTTCAGCATCCAGTTCCCGCCAAGTGCCATCAGTCCCAGAAAACATATATACCTGGCTTGTAGAAAAGTTCATGAAAATCGAGCCGTCATGCTTTTCATATTCTTCACTTTTCCACTCAGATGCCGGATAATTCTGCAATGTTGGTGTATACGTGCCATAATAGTTCGGGATAGTCACATTACGAACTGACCCATCCACAACGTCTTTGGCGATCTGTTCAATAGTTCTGCTTTTCAGCGTAAAGTTTTCGACCCTTAATGTGACAGCACCTGTGTCGGCATCTATTCTTAATGTCGTATTCCCGTTATTATCTTTCGCTGTGAATCCTCTTGTGTTAATCCATTCTGATTGAATACCGATGGCATAGAGAATATTCAGAACGGCATCTCCATTACTATCAAAGCCGGCTTTCCATGTCTGACCGCCGTCTACTGACAAGAAGAATCCATCAGCACTTGTCTTATAAATTACTTTAGAATCAGCAAGTGTAGGCTTATCATGCCGGTACGTAATTACGGAACCATCTTCTTGTACTTCCTCTGTATAGAAGAAGCCCAGCGTGTTTGCTGCAAGCTCATTCATTTGTTTGAGCTTTACGTCATAGGCAGATAGTTTCTTCTCTATATCTTTTTTTGACTGTTCTACCGCCACTTGCTGACCACCAACAAACTCACTTACATCTTCTTCGGCACTCTTTGCACTACAGCTCCATGTTGTTGAACCACCGAACACAAATTCTACATTAGTTACAAATGATCTAAAAACACGATTCTTTGTGTCAATAAATTCGACTGGATCGCCGAAAGTGGCGTATCCGTTGGCGATTCCGTCGCATGAGAAAGGACGCATTCGCAAACCGATTAATTGATTTCCAATAGCTTCGACTCCTGCCTGTGCATTTCCTGACAATAGCTGATTATCAATAGTGATTACATAGCCGTCCTGACCCGACATATATTCGGCCTCATCTTCTACGTATTTGACGCCTGTTACAATAACATCGTCTACGTCATATTGTAGATTCTGAATTGAAAATAACGCGTGATAGTCGTTATTGCTTAACGTACCACCATCAATCACGGTCCCTGTTGTCCATGGATTAAGCGTACCGCCATCCAGATCATCACCATTTGTCCAGTTCTTTACTGTTCCACCATCGTAAATAGTCGTATTGGTAAATGTCTTATCAAACGTAATAATCCTGAGTAAGTCATTTTCGTCGATTCTTGCATTTCCACCGGCTATCCCGGCACACATTCCGATTATTGTACGGTATGTCGCATTAGATGGCACTTTCTGAATCTGAAAATCCGCATTTGGAAACACTGCATCTCCAAGAGTGATTCCACATTGCTGACAGCATTCCGAGAGCAGTTCCTTGACCGTACAAGGAAAAGACAGATTAGAATCATATGCCTTATCAGCGTTATGCATTTTATCTAAGAGAGAAAGACTTATTTCGCTTGCTGTTGCGGGCTTTTTCGATACAATGTAAGTACCTCTCTTTATGGTTTCTATCCTGTCGGATAACTGCACATTGAGAAAGATAACAAACCTTGCAGCGTTAAAATTATATCCGTCAAAGCGCCCGTCATCATTTACCAATGATAAACTTGCCGTTTTTGCGATTGCCACACCCACCGGAAAGTCCCCGGAGTCCGCTGAATCTACAAGACTATTTCCAGACAGGTAAAAGTCTTTTTTACCTAGCTTAAGAGTTGCGCCATTTGACAATGTAACATTTGCTGTCACGTAATAATTTCTGTTTGTAAGAGATTCTTTCTTCAACTGAGTAGATACATTTATCAAATCGGCTCAATCCTCCTTACATTGATAGACAAATCTGTCCACTTTTCTTCCCCGTCTTTCAGAGTTTGCGCAGCCATATTAAAATTTGATGCGTAGAATGTTCTGTCTACCCATCTTCCCGGAATAGTTGGGTCTTTATGGTGAAATGTGAATTGACTTTTATTAAGTACAGTATTTAGTATGGTTGCTATTTCAGCCCATGTAAGCTCACCCCATTGCATATCGTATCCGCCAATTGTTCCCATTGGCGTATTGTGCATAATCAAATCCTGACTTCTTTTAGAGTCTTCCGTAGAAGTGGTTGCGAACACCGGTTTGTAACTATCCGGTGCTCTTATAACAACGTTGTCTATTTTAAATTGTTCCTGCGGCATATTCTTCTCCTTACGCTAACTCAAATGGGTTTTTTCCATTCCGATTTCTTCTCATTTCGGCTTCACTGATAATAATATCTAACAATTTTCTGCCAGATGCATTGACTGTAACATTATAGGTATTTCCATCTCCCTGCCCTTTTCCTGATTCTTCCCGGACGATCTGACGCAACAGGCTCTCCGGTGCTTCCAGGTTATTGCCTTTTTTCTGATCGCCTAATACCGCAAGGAATTCGCTTCGTGGCGGAATAACTGCACCACTGGCCAGATATGGGATAGTTCCGATACGTGGAAATGTCGCATGAAATCCAATAGTCTTTGAACCAAACGGTGTTGGAACAGTCCAGGGTCCAAAGGAAAATGCAGATTCAATTCCACCAATTGCATTATTAATCATCCCAACTGCATTATTAACAATGCTGATTGCCTGATTAATCGGAGCTTTAATAAAATCCACAATGCCTTCAAATGCAGATCTGACTGCATCTCTGGCGGCATTAAACTTATTAGTAATAGCGGTTTTTATCGCTTCAACCTTAGTAGATATAAAAGTAGTAACACTTTCCCATGTTCGAGATGTCTTGTCTTTTATTTTATCCCAAACGCCAGTAACTTTGGTTTTAATTGCATTAAATACTGTGCTGGCTGTGGATTTAAGAGAGTTCCAAAGGCCAGAAAGGGTCTTCTTGATTGCGTTCCAGATTGTTGAAGTCAATGCTTTAATCGCATTCCAAGCAGTGCTCATGATGCTCTTTATTATGTTCAATGCGCCTTTTGTTACGGTTTTAATTATCTCCCACGCACCCGACACAACATCTTTAATAAAATTCCATGTTCCATCCGCAATCTCTTTTATTCCCTGCCAAGCCAGTTCCCAGTCTCCTGTGAAAACGCCTACAAGGAAATCAATGATTCCGCTCAGAGTGTCTGCTACATCACCAATTATTTTAATTAATGATTTTATGACTTTTATTGCTACGGTGCCTACAACGTTAATTATTTCTGCCACGACCGGAAGCAAATTCGCGATTATCCAGTTAATCAAAGGCACTAGCACTGACTCCCATAGAAGTTTCAGAGAATCAATGAGTTTTCCGAGGAATGTTTCTATCTTTAAAATCGCATCCCCTAACGGTCCCTCTAATAGCCCTTTGAACTGTTCTGCCAGTCCTTGTAACACCGGAAGAATGTATGTGTTATATCCGGTTATCAGAGTTCCAAATATGCTTGATAATCCATCTGCTATAGAATCAAAGAACGGTTTTACATGTTCATCGTATAACCTCGATATTGCATCACTAAGGTTTTGAACAACTGTTAAGACCCCACTTGTTACGGTTTCTATTACTCCGAGACTACCCTCGATTGCTGACTTTAAAATGTCCTTGTTGTCGATAAAAGGCTGCGCAATCATCTTAAGGATGTCTCTGCCAAGTTTTGCAGCCGTTTCTGTAAGAACCATTCCGATTTCAGCAAAGATTCCGATTAAATCTGCTGTAATCTGCTGCGCAGTTTCTCCGCTAAAAGCTGAGAAAACATCAGCGAAAGCAACTGCAAGATTTCCTGCGATTTTCGAAATTTCAGCACCGATGTTGAACATATCTATCAGATATTTCTTTATTCTTTGCACGTTCTGCTTCAGAAACTTCTCAATTCCACCTATAATGTTTTGCGCAATTGTTAATCCGATTCTGGCAAATGAGCCGGCAACTTGTCCAATTGCATATGCGAATGAATCGAAAAAATTATTTGCTGCTTTAGCAACTTCTGAATCAGTGAAGATATCCTTTAAAGATTTCCATATGGAATCGAGATCCTTTTTTATTCCGTCAAGAATTGGTTCGTAATCTCCTAATCCATCCCAGAATCCTTTTGCGATTAACTTAGCCAACTGTTTAAATCTGTCGATTATCTTTTTTAGCGGTTTTGACATTTTATCAAGAACTGTCTCACCCTCTGCCAATTTTCCATAATCAACATTTTGTACAGCATCTTTCATCTGATCTGCAAGTCCGCCGGTTGTGCCCGGTACTTTTGACGATGAATCCACGCTTTTATCCGTTGAGTAATTATTGATTTCGTCAAGAGGACTAAGATATCCTTTTGCTGCCTTAGTAGCTTTCTTGGTTGCGTCCGCTGTATCATTTGTTGCATCTGCCAGCTTTTCGGCATTGTCGGCAGCATTTCCATATTGGTCTGCCGTATCAGCTATTGCATCTGTCCCGGCAAGGCCTGCGCCGCTTGCACCTGTCTGACCAGAAGATTTTTTCCCGGTGATTAACTCCGTAAATGACTTGAAAGCATTTGCCAGAGTTGCCAGTTTGCCCAGCAAAATATTAATAACTCTCAAAACAGGAGTGAAGAGATTGATTAATCCCTGTCCAACTGTTGCCTTGAGAGACTGCAACTGCAACTGCATCACTCGCACTTGGTTTGCCCATGAATCAGATGTCCTGATGAAATCACCGGATGCGGCTGATAACTGTTTCTGCACAAAAGCCAGACGGAGGGCCACTTTCTCCTGTTCGGTCATGGCGGATGTTGTTTTTCCGTAGCCATTTGCAAGTGCATACTGGTCAAGTGCCGACTGGGTCATTACCACGCCGAGGTCTTTGAGTGTTTCCGTTTCGCCCGTAAAAACGCTCTTCAACTTTATGAATGCTTCTTCCTGATCGAGATTATAGAAAGATGCAACATCGCCTGTAAGCTGAGTCAGCTGAGTAGACATATTATACGCCTGCTCCTCTGAGAATCCGAAGGCTTTTGCCATAGCTCCAAAAGTACCAGTGTATTGTTTTGCCATTGTTTCGGAGAGTCCGGCAGATGTTATAGCGTTTTTTGCAAATTCGTTTACCTTTTCTGACATGGTTGTAAATGTAACATCAACCACATTCTGCACTTCTGACAGATCAGATCCGAGTTCCAGACATTCTTTGCCAAACTGGGCCAGTTCCCCAATTGCGAATGCTCCGCCAATCAGTACGCCTATTTTTTTTACTACGCTGTCAAGTCCGTTAAAAGACTGTCTGATTGCTGATACGCCGTTTCGTACACCTGATGTGTCCATTCTGGTATCAATAATGACTGAGCCATCAGCAGCCATGTGTCCACCTCCTAACTATTTGAGGTTCAGCATCTCATTCAGCGCATCCTTATACGCTTGCTCCTCGTCGCTGAGACGTGTTTTTATGTCAATAATATTCTTGTTTTCCTGATAGAATTTCTTTTCCCATTTATCAAGTTTTTCGCCTTTTACTTTTTTTGACCGGATTCCAACTACGGTATTAAAAAGGCACTCGCCAGACTCCATGAAATATCCAAAAAACGTCCACCAGTGCATATAAGGCACTGCTCTGATTTCTTTACCAGTAACCTTGTTTACTGCCGGAACAATCATGTCTCCGTCCTGTTCCCAGTCCATCAGACGGGGTTTGGGCTTATTCGGACTATCATCAACTTGACCATAGTCAATAAACTCACAAGCTTTCTGGCAAGCTTCTGTAAGATGCTCTGGGGGTATGCTCTGCCAGTCTTCAAATAGAATCTGCAACATAACAACTGCTTTCGCTTGCTCGTCCAATTCTGGGTCATTCATGGCGACCAGAATATCAATAATTACTCGAAAATCCGTTCTGATAGAAAAATCCACCCCACTGATATTTAGTGAGGTGGGCAACTCATAGGCGGTCATTTTGTATACTTCTCCGTGTACTTATTGACTACTTCCTGCATTTTTTTCTTTCTCTTTTCAATTTCCGGAGTAAGTGCTTCATTGATTTTGTCCAGAACGATATAAGCGAACACCTGACCATTTCCAAAAACAGTTGTTGCGGTAATTGGTTCTTTAAATAAATCCTTAGATGCTTCGTATCCGAGCATATAATTGATTCTATCCTCAATCTGCTTATTGATCTCCGCCATCTCTTTGCTGGAAGAAACATTCTTAACAGATTCCTGAGCCTGTTCAAAGAAAGTTTCCAATTCTTCCGCTCTTGCTGCAACGTTAATGTCAGTAGGGTTCAGCTTAAATGAAGAGAACACTTCACCCTGTTTGTTTGTGAATGTGAAAAGAAGAAATCCATCATCAATGTTTGTGTTAATTGTTTTTGCCATTTTCTATACCCTCCTAAAAATTATTCGCTGTCAGCTGTAAATGTTCCTGAAGTAATGTCAAATTTTCCTTTGACACGTTCTCCAACGTAGTTCACTGTAAACGGAATCTGATATCCAGATGTATCACCGCCGTAGGATGTCGGCACAACATGGCAATCCTGCTTGTATGCTTCGTATTTACCGGCTGTTGCTTCTTTCCAGAGGTGCACTTCAACTGCACTTGTTTTCAAATTATCGTCTTTAAGACGTTCATCAACGATCTGCTGAAGCTTTTCGAACAGATCTGATGTAGTATCTGCATAGAACGGATCAGCGTCAGAAGAAGCTTCGTAGCCATTGTGTTTAAATGTGGATTCTCCGAGAATGTTTTTAGATGTTTCAGTATCTGGATTGAGGTCGATATTGTACTCTTCCAGATCTTTTCCAAGACGCTCATATTTCGGTGTCAGTCCTCCACAGAGAGAACCTGAATCAACGTAATGAGCCATATATTTACGGTCAATCTTTCCTGTAACTGGCATAGAAATGTCCTTTCTGCCTATAACTTTTAAAAGGCTGTGTAGGTTAGCGACTATCTCCAATTGATAGCCGGTTGTTACTTGTTATATTACTTCGTAAGTATTTTCGTAGCGTACTGACAATGGCAATAGCCAATCCTGTACGCCGTTCTCCTGCGGCTCTAAACCATAGGAGTTATCACGGGTGATACGCTTTATCACTCGTCCCTGTGAAAGTTCAGGAAACGCATTTAAGCGTGTCTCAGAGCCGTTTATGACAACTGGTTCTCGACATATCCATTTACCGAGATTGTCAAGGAACTTCTGAACAGATAACTTCTGCCTTTCCTTGTCGGATGCTGTTCGGTATACTACGTAGAATGGGTACTGACAAATTTGGTGCATCACGCCACAAACATTTTCTTTTTCCAAATAGACCAACGCCCCGTTGTCTGCTGAGAATGCAATTCCGGATTCTTTGCCGAGTTCTTCAAATTTGATTGTTTCATTTTCATACAGTCCCGGATACTGGTTCAGAAGTGCTTTCATGGCATCTGTCAGAATTTCATATCCGGTTGCATCTTTTCCGATAGGCTTATCTGCCATGTCTGCCACCTCCTGCCTGCGCTTTTACCTTTCGAAGCCATGTGTCACCGTATTGTCGTTTAGCGGCATCGAACCACTTTGCCTGTGCCTGTGGGTGCGCCTGTCTGGTGTATTCAAGATTCTCTTTTGCGGCTGTCTGACCAGAAAACTGGCTGACAAGGACTTTCTTGGCATACTGCCGAGCGTAAGGACTTCCGGTCAGCTCGTCCACCATCGTTTTCCCCATATAGAGGAATCTGCCATAAGGTGCCGCCGCCGCACAAACAAATCCTGTACCTTGCATAGAGGAACTTTTTGCCCTTGTCTCGTCAATGAAATCTCCTGTAATCATCGGCATAAACGGTACCATACTGTCCATAACCATTCCATCAAGGAGATACTGGGCTTCTTGGTATTGCCTGGAGAACCTGTCCATATTCAGTTTGATTTTCATATCTCCATCGACTACGGAGAATCCTTTGAAATGATGAATCTTGCTCATATTACTTACCCAGAATCTCAAAATGTGGAATTAGCGTATATGGACCGCCCACACTGGTAATCTTAAACACGTTATCCTTATTCTCATTCATGTACTGGTAGAATCCATTCCGATAATCACCATCGGATACCGTTCCGCCAGTCCACTCGCCCTCCCAGAAGAACGACTCATTTGAGAAAGTGATAGTGTCTTCCAGGGCATTGTTAATCTGCTGTTTCCACTCTTTAGACGGCACATACGGGAGAATTTTACCATCCTTATCAGTAATGGTTATATCTCCGTTCTGGACAGTGTATCGAACATGTAACTGTGCGTTGTCAGTTGCGTCTGGACCGTACTTTTTAAGGATTGCTCCTTTGTCGGTAATGAGGTCAACGCCGGATAGCACATGAGGATACCAGTACGCATCTCCAGTTGTGGCACTTTCGTAATAGTTGAAAAGTGTAATTTTAGATGAATACATGATACCCTCCTATCCTTCACATATTGCTTTTGAAAATCTATCAGAGAATGATTTTATTCGGACAATATTGCCTTTGCACTCTTCCAGCATTTTCCCGTAAAAGATAATGCTTTCTGGGTGTAATCGTTCAATCATGGCATTGTAACCAGAAAGAAACAGTTCTTTCTTTTTCTTTCCGTTCATGCAACCAACAGAAGATACTGCAACTGTTCCGCCCTCTGGCTCCCCATCGAAACACCAATCGTAAGAATCCGGCGTGCTCCATGAGATTGTTGGAATCACGCGGCAACCATATTCTTGCAGATATGCACCTATCCAGTGTTTGCGGTAATGGTTGTATATCTGGATAGCTTTCGGAAAATCGGTGTAAGTGCTGAAATCTGGTGTTAGAATGTACCGGAATTTACTCAGCTTGTCCACGTACCTGTCTGGATTTCTCCATAGTGCGTCAAATTGGTAATCATCTAAAAAGAAATGAACAGCTTTCTCTTCTGGATTACTGCATTTTCCTCTGGCATAATTAAAACCGACAAATTCGCAGTTACCCTCGAACGCCTCAGGCTTTATCTGTGGTATACCATATTCGCCGACACCGGGGAAGATGCGGCGGTTCAGATTTTCGTAAGCTATACTTGTCTCTCGGTTTGCCATAGATTACTTCTTTCCGCTTCCAAAAAACCATGAATCAAAGTTTTTCATTCTGCGCTTTCTGGCTCTGTCATAAGTGGTGGTAGTACGGCTTGTATCGTGTAAAGCACTTATATCGCCTTTTTCAGAGGCCTTTGAAAATTTGCGCATTTCATCTCTCATGGCTGTACTGGCATTGACTAATTTTCGATGCTCTATAGCAAGCCTTTGATTTTTAAATAACGCCTCTGCACTTCCAAGTTTTGCGATTTTCCTTTTACTCTCACTTAATCTGTCATTTATATAATTCATTGTCTTTACTGCTTCGCTCTTTGTCTTGATTGACTTAAAGTAGCTAGTGTTTTCCGAATTAATGACCTTCTCAAGTTTACTGTCTTTTTTAACAGTTCCGCTTCCCCTTAAAGCATCGCTTTTCTTTGAAGAATTAAAGTACACCTTCGCAATAAGCTTAGAAACCGGCTTCTCGTTACTTAACCCACTACTTCCACCACGTCCGCCCATAAAATTACTCTTTCTTATTCAGCTTGTCCACGTCAACCTTGGACGTTCGCTTCCACAATTCCGTAATCTTCTCCCATCCAAACATGGAAATAAACGCCACAATAAACCCGGCCATGATAGCTGCTAAAATCATATACCACAAGATTGTCATGTGGATATACTGCATATACGCCACAAAAGCGGCTACAGTAATTCCGATAGACAGTACAAGCACCAAGGCATCTGTCGGAATTTTCGACAGGAACCCAACATTTTTAATCACCTGTGTAATCACAGACACGCAAAATGCCAAAACACTGATTACTGCTAGAATCAGTGTTACATTCGTAAATAATGCTTCCATCTTTACCTCCTTTTATAATCCCGCATACAATATCGGTATGCCATCATCCGTCCTTACTCCCATTAGAAGCGGTAAAGCTTTCTTTAAGAGCAAGTCATTCGTTTTCTGTACATCTCCGGCGGCGGCATATACTGCGCTCCATTCCTTTGCACTCGCCCCGATCTGCTGAGGTGTTGCGTAAGAAATGGATTCGCTGCCAGATGATACAGATGTTACAATGCCTGTTGAGATGTTCCCGACATTTATGTCGGTTGCACTTGCTGACGCCTGATTAATAGCATTCTTCTCAGCAAGCTCAATCTGATACATTAATTCAGCCAATGAACAGACCGCCTTTTTGATACGCTTCTGTGAGCGTTCGTTTGTTGGCAGTCCATCCACCAACCTGTCAAATGTCATTGTGTCCACAAAATCACTGGCTCTTTCTGCCAGTCGTGGAAAGTCAGCTTCTGGCACGACATTGCCGAATGATTCTGTATAGAATTTATAATCTGCATAAGCCATGCCAGTTACCTCCTGAGATCATCATTTTGCTGTTACAGTCGCATGTCCGGCACTAAGTGCCTTGTAGGTGCTGTCACACTCAATCACCGTGATAACCTGCCCTGTTGCTGCTGTAATATCGGATTCGCCATCCCATGCGCTCCAGTTCTTCACATTCTGTCCGTAGTCTACGGCAGTCTCAGAAGATGCAACTTTGTATTTATATGCATTCCCTGCGTTTGCTTTTGCCGGAGTAATGGTTACTTTTGTATCTCCACTCTTACTTCCTGCTGCGGAGTTTACAGTGAGGGTTCCCAGTGTCTGAGTTGTGTCGATAGTTCCGACAGCAACAGCGTCAATATATTCTGCAAAGAGGGTAAGCCCCATGATTGCGAATGATTCAGACACTGCTGTGTGGTAATTGCCCTGTGTATGGAATCCGATCAGATTTGTTTCACCGGATACAGTATATACAAGACCCGCTTTTGCGAAATCAGATTCGTTCGGGTCAACATAGTACAGAACGATATTTTCAGCAGGTGTAGCGATTACTGTTCCTCTCGGAATTTCACTGTCAGACAGTAAGAAAATCGTATTGAATCCCAGGAAGTCTTTCACATACTGGAAGCCGAACTGGTTCTGAATAGAAATCCCAGCTGCTCCGATATACTCGTACACGTCCAGAATATTTACAAACCCAACAACGCCAGTTACATTTCTATGCATTTGTTTGAATTTGTTTTCTACACGACCTTTAGCCATTGCCAGAGCCATCTGGAAAGTGGTTTCCGTGAATGAGAGAGTACCTGTTTTCAGATAGTTGTAAAATCTTTCAGTAACATTAGTCTGAAGCTGGAAGAGGAATTCATCATCGGTCATCTGAACAGCGTTCTCGTAACCGTGATCTTTGATTGCTTCGATAGATACAGCCTTTGCGTATTTCTCGATAGTCATTTCTGCATAGGGTTTTTCTTTTACAACGAATTTGCTGTAAGGGATTTCCTCACCTTCACCAACATTTCCGTTCTGTAATGTACCCTCTGCATATTTTGATTTAAGAACCGCTCCGGGCGTCTTTTTGATTGGACGCATGATACCAAGTATTTCACGTAAGTGTTCCCAGTTTCTTTCGAATCTGGTAACAAAATCAATCTCACGTGCTTTTACCTGAATATCATTTGTCATAATAAGATTAGCTTTTGCTGCCATATAAAATCCTTTCTACCCATAATTAATTATTAAGGCATTGGGTTAGCGGCTATACTCTGGTGTATAGTCGGTGTAAAAAATCACTGGAATAACTGGATATTCTGAGCAATTGCAGCTTGTCTCTCGGACGGGTCTTTGATCGCTTCGATATCTTTTTTAGTCATGCTTCCCGGTGTCTGCTGCTGTCCAACGTGAGTGGTAAATCTTGCCTGATTCTGCTGAGCCTGCTGCTGAGATTCATCCACAAAAGCAGATGCGTCAGACTGCTTCATCTGCTCGATCAGATCGTTCAGGCCAAGGATTTTACCGTCTTTCAGTTTAAGACCTGCTTCTTTGATGTCTGCCATGACTGATTTCTTTGCCGCTTCGCTGGAAAACTTAACGTCATCGAGTGCCGCTTTCAGAGCATCCGAGAAATCACGGTCGTAGATTTTTGCATTGAATTCTTTCTCTGCATCTGCCGCTTTCTGTTTCCAAGTCTCTAACTCGCTTTTAATATTTGCCGGGTCGATACCGTCAAAACTTTTTAAGGTTTCTTCTGCTGTCTCAGCACGTACTTTCCAGTCATCACGTTCTCCCTCGACTTTTGACAGAGTTTTTGCAACTTCCTTTGCATTCTTGTAATTCTCAGAGAGTGCTTTCTTTACATCTGCCTGTTTATCCTCCGGGATTTCAATTCCAAATGATTTTAAAGTGTCAATAAGTTTCTGCATAACATCCTCCTGGTCGTGTTTATTGACCTGCCGCCGCAGGTAAATGGATTAAGCCAGTTAGACCACTGGCAAGGTAATCGGAAAGGGTGGACTCGAACTACCGGCGTCAAGGACTATGCGTCCTCCGCTCTTCCACCTGAGCTACATTCCGTGCCGCCTTTAACGGCCAGTTGACAGCGCAACTGAGCTGATTTTCACCATAAGGCCTCGGTATGCTTTTTAGGTTCGTCAACCTTTAGGATTTTTACAGCAATAACCTTTTTTCAGCATCATGATGTTGTGATTCAGCCAAATCATAGACCACCTGCAAGCAAACAGCATAATTTTAACCGAATCAAAGCGGAACGCCCGGAATCGAACCGGAGACCAGAGCGCGACTCTGTCAGTTTTCCACTAGCGTACATTCCACATAGCCCGGATTCCCGGGTTAGCAAGGTGTTTAACGTGCCATGCCTGCCACGAGTTGTTTCGGATATTTGTTTCTTTTTTAAAAGAAAAGTATAACAAAAACCTTAATCAAGGAGGTGAGCCATCTTGCGTGCCAGATGACAAATACGCACGGCAGGACTCGAACCTGCTTAACTTTCCATTAAAGCGTGCGTACCAGCTACAAAAAATTAAAGAAAGGAGGATTAAAACGAAAATGTCAAAACGACCGTTTCCTTTGTGCTTCCTGCTGCACAATTACATTATAACAGATTTCTTTTAACTACCTCTCTACCACTTTTGCATTTTTAGAGCATGTCACGGAGTTTTTCCACGTATCTCTTGACAAGGTCACGTTCCTCCCGGCACTCTGCATCCTTGGACATATCGCTCATTTCTGTTGTGAGTTCGTCCAGATGTTCTTCCAGAGCGGCAAGCATCTTTCTTTTGCAGTCCTCAGATTTGCCGGAACGATAGCTCTGTTTCTGCGTCATATAGTCGTCATAAGCATCTCGTCCGTCAGAGCGGCTGTAATGCCCTCTAACATAATGCTCACCGCGTCTGGCATAAGAACTACCTCTGTCGTAATCTGGCATCATTCTGCCATCATTTGAGCTGTATCTCCCCATGCTGTCACGCTTTCTTCCGCGTTCGCTGTAATCGTCATTGTATCCGCCACGCATCTCATCAAGGACAGTGTTGTAGTATTCTACTTTTTTATCCCAGTACTGTGTGTTCTTGATATCTTTGTACATATCAATCAACTTGTATGTCATTTCCAGATTTCCGGTGGTCAGTCCATTGTCAGCGATTTTGGACAGCTCATCTTCGATTCTTGCGCATAAGTCTTTAATATCTCTCATAATCGCACCTCCTACGCTTCTCTAGTCACGACAATATTTGCATTCGCGACAGATATTGCCTGATCGCTTGTGTTCTCTACTGCGATATTAACGCAACATCCGCGAGGCACATCAATATAGATACCAGAGGACACATTATTGTACTGATTTACTGCTGCCGGTGTGGAAATCATCTGAGAAGAAAGAACCGGCTCACCAGAGATTGCAATAGCCAGAGAAATAGCTCCGACAGTACCGCCTGTTGGAATTGCGATATTACCAGAAAAATCCACGAAGAATCTTGCTTTACACTGATTAGTCAGTCCTCTCAGTGTGATAATTCCACTTTCCTCTCTGTGCTGAATGCAGTTAGAACCTTTAACTGCTGTGTTTGAAAATACTACGTTTCCATTTGCTGCTACCGTCTGAGCAGCTACATTTGTAAATTCTGCCATAAAAATGCTCCTTTCCTATCACAAAAGGACAGGTCTCAGCCTGCCCCTCTGTGTAATACGGCATAAGCCGACATTCGAATCAATCGAAAGATACTCTCGATATGAAGTTATCAGCAATTGCATCCGGTGTTGCATCCGCATCCACATCCGTAATATGTGTTCGGGTTAGGAACCTGATATGCCGGGATCGGTGCCGGATTAATCGCATTAATGAGCTGCTGTGTCTGAGAAGCCATTGCAGTTGTGAGCAATGCACTCTGGCGATCCTGAGAAGCGGCACGTCTGAGATCATTGTTCTCAGCCTGCAGGTTAGAAATCTTTTCATTGCAAAGATAATCAAGAATTGCTCTTGTTCCTGCGTTCTGGCTGTCAATGATATCTCTTGTGTTACTGTTCATAGTATTCTGCAATGCACAGGTGTTCTGCGCCATATTGTAGTTTACACCCTGGATAGCTTCCCTGGTTTCACAGCAGCAGTTCGCAAGCTGTGCCTGTAAAGCATTAGCGTTCTGCATATTTGCCACAGTATCGGCATTAATAGCCTGCTGGATTCCAAAACCGGTCTGCATGATGTTGGTATTGATTCCATTGAATCCGGTAAGCATACCGTTATTCATGGCATAAAAGCCATCACACAGGCCGCTGTTGATTCCGTCAAGTTTACTGATTACTGCGGAGTTATCAAATCCTCTCTGGATATCTGCCTGGGTAGCTGCTGTGGCTGTATATCCGCCGCCGTTGCCATTATTGCCCCAGCCGTTGTTTCCCCATCCGCAGAATACGAACAAGAAGAGCACGATAAGCCACCATGCACCATCTCCGCCAAACATGCCGTCATTATTTCTACCGTTTCCAGTAGCAGCGGCAATATCTGCTAAGCTATAATTTCCATCCATAGTTATAATCTCCTTTATTGTGTATTTACATCAATCTGGCCAGATTGTAATGTACTATTTCATATTCTTCAGCAGGTTTTGAAACTGCCCTGCCATCTGCTGAACTTGATTAAGTTGCTGCTGAGAAATCCGTCCAGACTGTAACATCTTCTCAACTTCTGCTTTCGGGTCTCCCTTAAAATTCTGTTTAAACTGCATAAACTGCTGTACCATCTGCATTGGCCCGTTTCCCTGCGACATCCCACCACCGAGGGCATTGAATAATGGATTACTCATCTGCGTTTCCTCCCTTGACTGCTGATTCCTGCGCGGTATTAGCTCTAACAGGTTCAGAAAAAGAATTTAATCGGTTTATAATGGCTTCGTATTTGCCCTTTAAATCGTCATATTCCTGTCTGGTGACATATTTGCTGTCCATGTTCTGGACAGGCTGTTTAGGTGGCATCTGAGTGCCTACCTCGTGGTACTCAAATATCCGTAACGGCTGTGGCATACCGGAAACGTCAGTGGATTTTATGTAGAACTTTTCACTTTCACTGTCCATCAGTAAAACGCTTGTTCCGGGTGCTACCAGATAGGATTTTGCTCCGACTTCACCAGATACCCACAGGATACCATTGCTATTCTGTTGGGGTTGCTGTACTGGTTGAGCCGGCATCTGGACAGGCTGTTGCTGGAACTGATTCATCTGCCCCGGAACGCCAAAACTATATTGATAAGGATTGTTATATAATGCCATCTTATGCACCGCCTTTCTGATTATATTTTTGCATAGATGTATCAATCTAAAAAGTTCAAAAAAGTATCGAAAAAGTATTGACATACCACCAAATTGGTGGTATTATATAATCATCAAAGGAACGGAGGAAACAGAAATGAAGAAATACAACTTATCACAAATCATGAAAAGAGCATGGGAACTGGTTAAGAAATCTGCAATGACAATTTCCTCCGGTCTTAAGAAAGCATGGGAGGAAGCGAAAACAATGGAACAAAAATTAGTTGAACTCGTCGGAAGCCCAAAACAGATTGCATGGGCTGAAGATATAAGAAAAAACATGATTTCGTATTTATCTGCTCTCGTTAGAAAATACGAAGCTGAAGACAGACCTGCTCGCGCAGAAAAAAGAGCTAAAGATATGGAGATTCTTAGCAACATCAAAGAAGCTTCATGGTTTATCGAAAATCGCAGTTATGCCGTATATTCTACAAATTATGATTCAAACGATTTAAGCGAATTAATGGCGAACCGAAATGAAATGAATTTATATGAGCGTATACATAAATATGTCAAAGAACATTGATAGAAAGGGGGACGAAATGTATGTATAAATATAATCAATCTGAATTTGAATCCATGATGGATGAATTAATGCATGATTTCAAGAAAGGCTGTGGAAAATCTGAAGCCGAACTTGATGTAGCTTACAAAATCTTAAATCCCTCTCCTGTCGGTGGGTTTGTCGACAGCCTCGTTAAAATGGATAAAGATTATAGCACGAATCTATGGGAGATCAAGCGAAAACAGATCAAAAGTTTTATACCTGAATGCGACGGATACCAGTTAGACGATATCGTGGCCTATTGCCGTGCGAAATTCTTTAAAGAAGAAGTCGATCGTATCATATATGATAATTCTATCGCTGAAGAATGTGATGTTTGTGTATATGCGGACGGTACTATATTAAGTCCGGAATGGCCATATTTATGTGCAAAAGTATATGTGAGTATTAAATGGATTGACGAAAATAAAACCACTTACACCCGTATTTTCCCATCCGCGGTAGGATTCATGTCTTACAAAACAAAAGGATCTATGGAAGATGATCTGAAGCAAAAAGAAAATATGTCCACCATGGAAATGCGTGAACACTTAAAGATATCCCGAGCAGAATTCTCAAGGAGATACAACATACCGATTAGAACGCTCGAAAACTGGGAATCCGGAAAAAGCAAATGTCCGGATTATGTGAGACAGCTGTTAGAGCGAGCTGTCTTGGAAGACTGTGAGAAATAAGAAAAGGAGAGGATAGAAATATCCTCTCCATATTTTTAACACACTTTAATTATTTTATTGTTCACCCTACGGCTCAATCGCTTCGCCGTGGATATACTCACATTCATCTGTTCAGCGCAGTATTCGAGCGTATATTCCTTACATCTCAGTCGGAACAGTCTTTCCTCATCCGGTGTAAAATTGCACTCTGCCAAGAACCTGTCTATATCTTTCTTTGTGAACACATATAATTTCATGAGCATACCCCTTACTAATGCTAACGCTGATTCTGTGCAAGATAATTTGTAAGCTTCTGTTTTGTTTTTTTTAATTCTTCTACATTATTCCCACTGATCTGACTGTCCAACATGGTCGACAGCACTTCCAGAATCAACGAATCACGCTCTGCAATCCTCTGAAGACTCTCGTAATCTCGTTTGTCGTGTTCTTCCAATGTCTCTACTCGCTTATTAAGTCGGAATGCTGGGGTAATCCATTTAAAGATTACAGCCGCCGCCCCTCCGACAATAGACACCCCTCCGCAGATAGAGAGGAAAATCTGTATAAATTCTGATATGCTCATTTATTCTCCTTTTCCCAGTAATATACCGGGATCTCATTACCGCTATCCCATGTATCGAAATATTTGCCGTCTTGTACTGTCACCGCATGACCATCTATGCAGAGGATATACGTGCCGGTCGGATGGTCTGTACAAAAGTCATTGACTGTATAGATATATCGTTCTGACTGTTCAATCAGTTTGCGTCTGTACCCATGCTTATAGAGGTACGCACCCCAGACATAATTTGCACTTGGCATATCTGACAGAGTGCACGCCTGTATCATTAATCCAGTGAATACTGTTTCCCAGTCCTGCCCGGTCGCTTTGCATATCGCCCGGACAACGCAATCTCCTGTTCTCTTATCCTTAACAGGATTCGGATTGAAATATTCCCATCTATCCATCAGTCAATCCCCTTTGCTGTTTTATAACGTTTTGCCGCTCCTCTGGCTTTAGCAGCGTTCTGACGGTTCCACTTAGCAATCATGAGCCGGTCTTGCAGTTCTCTCAAGTCGTTCTGCTTGCAGTAATCTTTATATGCAGTATTTTGTTTCTGCAAAAGATAAGACTTCCGGTCAAGGTCTTGCTGAAGTGCGAACCTTGTCTGTTCATCCTTACAGTTATCAACCGCCGCTTGCAGTCCAAGGACTTCACGCTTCGTCTTGCGGATTCTCCGTTCATAAGTACGTTGCCGCTGTTCTTTTTCGTACTGTTTACCTTTGTCGGCTTTGTCCTGTGCTGATAGTTCTGCATAAGGATTAAATTCTCCATCACTGGCTCCAAAGCTATGCCGACAGTTGACCCCTGACAATCCGCTTGCTGTTCCATACCCAGTCAATGAGAACGGCGGAAATTTCTTACTCTTGCCAGAACGAGAGTATATCTTGCCTTGCCAAAACGAGTGATTTCCCGGATTCTCGCCGCCGTCACCCGTCCTCGCTCCTATGTGCGCACTGACCAGAACTAAATCCCAGTCCATTTCTTCCATGCGTTTTAGGGATATATCTCCCGTAGCCTGCGCCACGCCAGTTCTAACAGAACGTGCAACTGCGGTTTCGATGGTGTCTTTTCTGCCAGATGGATATGTGACAGTGACGCCATCTGATACAACGTTATTAACTGCCTCTTTGATGGCTTGCGTATACCCAACCGCCCCAGTCATCACATGGTTATATGCAAGGTCGCATTGTTCAATATAGAGCCTCTGAGCGGCACTTGCAGTTGTCCGTGTGAAGTTCTTCCACTCACCCATGGTTGCAAGCATATTTCGTTCCATGAGCCTTATCATAGCTGGGGATTGCTCAAGCGGCACAGGGTTTAATCCTGCTGCCTTATATACCTTGTCATCATAGTTCATTGCAGTGATTCCAGCATCTTCAAATGTTTCAAGGAGCTCCCGCTGTTCACGTTTGGTATATCTGGATAGTTCTGCCAGAATGTCCTCTAGCAGTTCACCGGATTCCTGTAGTGTTCTGATTCTCCACGCATCAGCATTAGTTAGAATATAGTCCTCACCCCTGCCGATTCTTGCCATCATTCTTGACACAATCTCAGAGATGATATACTGATGCAGCTCTTCTGCAATCTGCTCACTGCCCTCTGTAATTTGTCGTAAATATTCTGGACTAAGTATAGTATATCACCTCTTTTGATAAAAGTCGTGGTACATGTTTAAGTTTCTATTGTATATCCAAATTTCATAATGTATACTTTAAGTACATCACAAAAGGAGGTATTTCGCATGAATAATCAGCTTAACGATTTACTCAATGAAACTGTAGCTATCAAAGGCATCAAGTATACTATTGCTCATCAGCTCACACACGATCCTGATACACAAACACTTTCAGGAATTGCAACACGTGAGGATGGAAAAGAGGTAGTCCTGGTTTACAAGCTGTTTGATAGTAACGATCTGGAATCCTACGACATTGAGAATCCAATCGAGATCACCGATGCTGAAACTGGTGAGTATCTGTAATCCGTACTAAAGAAGGGAGAGAGAAAACTCCCTCCTTTTTTGTTACGCATATTATAACACGCCCCATGTGAAATGGGTATCTTTTATTCGATTTTTGCTTAAAATTAATTTACTAAAGCCCTCTTTAGTTAATTAATATTTTCATCAGCATTGACAGTTAACTCACCCATATGGTCTATTTCTTTAATATCCGCTTTTTTGTAAAAATCTTTATCTCCTTCAAAAGAAACTTTAACGCCAAAAGAATCGCCTTTAAATTTTACCGGCTTTCCAAAATCGTTATCTATGTTTTTGTTCATATGGTCTTTTTCACCTCAACTAATATAATCGGAATAATTTGCAGAAATATCTTCCCACTTAATTGTTCCATCATCATTAAAGCTCTCGTCCCAAAAGTCCATGAGTCGTAAACCCTTGTAAATACAGGGATTTCCTCATATCTATTGCTATCACCAGTACCGCCCTCTTTAGTTACTATTCACTGATTAATAATATCAGACATTATGGCAGAATAATTCTTAAAATCAAAAAAACCTATATACTTAATTTTTGTTATCGTGCTTGAATTCATCGCGCTATTTAATACAGCCCATGTAAAAAGTGATGCATCATCAGCCCCTATTAAAGTAAGAACTTGGTTATTTTCAAGATTTCCGATACTTTTAGTACTATTTATATTGTCTTGTTGATCAGTTAACATAAGAGTTGCTTTTGTTTGCTCAGTATAGGCGGTGTTTGAAGATAAGACCACCACACAAAAAAGTTTCTGTTTTTCTTTTAACGTGAACCTAATCCCGCTGTATGTAACATCTCCACTATTTTTAAAAGCGTACATAGCATCGCTATATTCATTAGATACATTAGTACACTTAACATAATTAATCACTGTCGGTTTTTTTGCACTGTATGTTTCTTCCAGAGTCAAAATTTTATCAATATTGTAACTAACAATATCGTTTTTTAACACCGTTATGTTATTTTTCACTCCACCATCCTGCAATGCGACTTTCAATGATGATAATATCAATGAATTGGTATTACAATTGCTATTTAAACTTATGATATCGTCCTTAGACGAGTCATTAACGCTAGAACCATATTTTGATGAAATTAAATTGATAATATTTCTGCTACAATTTACAAATTCAGCAAGTACGATTGATGCGTCGTCCGTAATGTGTGTTCTTATCCCATCTAAGTTAATGTTCAATATATTATTATTAAAATTCTCGAATATCGCACATTTGTTATATATATCTTGAATCTCTACATTCGATATAGTATTCCTATTACCTTTAAAAAAACAAGAAGAATCAGAATTTTCCCCGCATGATAATATCTTTATATTATCAATTCTGTTATTACTGGATGAAATATATAAACCCTCTTTTCGGCAACCGTTTATATAAAAAGTGTTAAAAGTGTTGTCACTTCTTCCAATATAAACGCCAATTCCTTTAAAATAACTAACAATTATATTTTGATAATTATTTATCCATCCATTTATCTTTATACCGTTATAACCGCTCTCTATATCCAAGTTGTACAATTTGATATTATGTAAATCACTTGATATGTTGATGAGCCAGTTGTCTTTAACCTTTGCATCATCTTGTATGTTATATCCCTTTATTATTAAATCATGTATGGATGTGTTGCTGCTACCCTCTGTAAAATTAAATCCATCTCCAGATTCAAAATAAATAACGCTTTTACCATTTCCGACTATTTCTATTCCATTATTCGGAATAATTGATTTCTGAACATAGCAATCAACATCTACTACTATTTTTTTTACATCCTTTTTTAACAGTTCATCTATAATAGTCGTGACATCATAAATTTCATTATCAATTTTTATAGTACTGTCCGTGACATAACTGCTTAGATACCCTTGCTTTTTAGAAATCTCACCTATATCTTCCTTCAGTAAACCAATGTCCGTCTTATTCTGCTCGATCTGCTGTACCTGTTCTGCCGTGGCTCCGGGCTTGATCGGATTCTTTTCAAGGTACTCATTTACTGCATTCTTGATTTCTTCCGGTGAGATTTCGCCGCCTATTCCTTTTAAACATAATTCGTATAAATACTTCTCTTTTCTCGTAATTGGCTTTGGGAGTTCGCCCTTATAATCGCCTGTCAAGTACGCAAGATATTTTTCTTCCCTTGTTACTGGTTTATCTGCCATCTTTTTACTCCTCTCCGAATAATGCTGGTTCGTCTGGCTGAGCTTCTTTGACCATTGCTTTCGCTTCTTCCTCAGTCATTCCCTCGAATTTTACGAAATACAACCATGCCGGAACCTTGCCAGTAGTCACATACTGCCACCATCTTGCACGGTCGTTTTCTCTGACATAGAGAATGTCTCCGAAATCATAATTGACCTCGTATGCTCCGACAGGTGCAAGCCCGTACAGGTCAGCGTAAACGTTCAAAGCGTAGATAACTTCATCCAGACAGGATTCCAACTTGTCTCGAACGTCTTTAACAAACTGGACTGTCCTCTGCTGTTCCGCTTCTACTCCTGTAGCAGTCTGAATACCGCTAGATTCGTTAAAAACAAAGTATCCGTTGGAGAATCCAATCTTGTACCCTAACTGGCTTAAAAGGGCATTTATACCGCTTATACGGGTATCTGTGTTGAGCTGCGGATTGATTTCTTGATAGAACTCTTTTTCATCCTGTCCGAATACATTCTTGACAAAGTGCGGTAAGTTCATCTCATTGCGTCTGTTCTCCATGCCCTGTGGTGACATGGCTGCTACAGGTGTGCCACTTGGCATCAGCAGTCTATCATCTGCCAGAACAATCTTCTGAGAATCGAAAATCTCTCCGGCATTTCGGCTGTATGCAATGTCGAGGTCTTTTAGTTCTTCGATAGCTTCGGCAAATATTGGCAAGCCCAATGGTGCATTAATATCCACGTTATTCGCTTGCGGTGTCCGCAATACTCCATATAGCGGTCCGTCCAGTTTCTCACCGTTTGCCTTGAGAATTGGTGGTGTATCTGCCATGAGGTCAGCCCATTTGGTCTGTTTAAGGTCAATCTTATCTCCGATGCTCTGAGGAGATTTTGACACATAGGCCCTGTTTGAAACATAGTACGGATAGGTTGTTACGCCGTCCACGGTGGTCTCAACAAACCTATGATATTCAAGCCGTGTATAGTATTTCCGTCCAACAGTGTAAGAATCCTTGAATATAATCCCCTTAATTTCCTGATTATCATAATCTACAATCATCACATCCACCGGAGTAAATACGTCAAGGCTCTCACCGTTCGGCTTAATAAAAACTGTTCCGTAGGCACAACCATATTCTACCCAGTGACGTATTTGGAAATATACCTTGTCAATCTGCTCCTGTAGCCACGTAGCCCTTGCGGAACCGTCTATCTGAATGCCGATTGCCAGCGTTGCGAGCCGAGCCGTCTCTGAGCAGACAGATTTCGCAAAGTTAATCGTCTTGATATTATTCTTATCATCTAGCCATTCTGGTACGCCCCTGTATATGTTCGCACACCGGTTAATCAGCGATTCCATCTCCGGAAATTCTGCTGCCTGGATTTTAAAGTCCTCTTCGGCTTGTTTTTTGAAAATCATGTTAAACCACCTTTTTAGTGTTGTTATAAGTCCCATTATGCACTGTAACCTCTCCTGTTAAATAACGGCTCATAAGCATACCTAAGTGCCGAGATTGCGTGATCGTTTCCATCAGGATAACCGCTTATTACATTTCCCTCTTTGTCCCGATCATACTCATACTCTGTAATTTCTTTGTATGCATTCGGTGTCCGCTTCGGGTCAATGACTATAGTCTTTGTTTGCAAGAATTTAAAACCATACTCGATACTTCCTGGTCCTTTGATTGCTCCTCTGGCAGGAAGTCCGGCATCCCGGAAGTCATTCACGGACTTAGGTTCCGCAGAATCACATATCATCGTGTAATCGTCATAGCCTTTTTTCTTGATCCAATCAGCGGTCTTGGAGTTGCTCCATTTATTTACATACAATTCGTCAATCAGATATATTTTCTCTCTGGCAGAATCGTAATAAGTTCGGAGATAGCAGAAGGCATCCGGGTACCATCCATAATCTACGCCAGCGAAGATACGATCCATGCGGCTGATCTCTTCGTCTGCAATATCTCTGATTTCGAGATATTCAAATACGTTTCCACCGTCACCATTTGGGACACCCAAGTATTCATGCTCATAGGCTTCTGGATTGATTTCTTTCAGATGTGCTGCATCGTCAATAAACTTCTGTCCGAGCCACTCTGCCGGAGCTTCCAGATAACTTGAATGATGGATGACTCTTTTCGGGTTAGGTACCAGTTTAATCCTGTTTACCCAGTTCGATTTTGATTTTGGCGGATTATATGATGAAAAATCATAGGATTCATCGCCACCACGAAGCACTGACTGATTAACAGAGCGTTCCTGTGCGTCTCCCTTCATTTGATCTTTTTCCTCTTTCCAGAGGATTCCAATATATCCAAACTCCGGCTTAATGGATTTCAGTTTGGTTTCATCGTCCAGACCACGGAAGTATATTGTCTGTCCAGTCTTAATATACTTGATCTCGAGTGGTGACACCTTGCATTCAAATTCTTCCATCAGTCCCAGTTCGTTGATAGCCCATTTCATGTTAGCATATACAGAATCTTTCAGAGTACCGGCCACCTGTCTTGTAATGCAGGCGTGCATCTGAGGATTATTCTTGATAAGCTCAACAATCTTAAAAGCTACGAATGAAGATTTCAGACCACCTCGACCGCCCTCGAATACATATTCGATATTAGGCTTGATTTGCCGGTTAATGTCCACGAATGCCTTGCCGAGTACTCTGGCAGGAAGTTCGTATTTGCTTTCGTCTGATTTTGATACAGCTACTAACTGCTCCCATTTATCCACTGCCTGCATATTTCCTTTGATAGCTTTATCGTATACAGCAGCTACAATGCAGGCGTTATTATTTGCATCCTCATCAGATATTCCCATCTTTGTGAGCTTCTTCTTTGCAGCAGTCGGGGCGGGGTTCTCAGCTATCATTTTTGCTAATTCAGAAAGGGTTTTCTTTTGACGACGTGCCTGGCCTGATGCAATACCGCCTTTTCTGGTCATTTCTCGAAGTTCGCTCGGAGTTCGTTCAGAATTCGGTATTAAATTTTTCTCATTTGCCATCCTATCAACATCCAATCATATCCTTTCTGAATTCAAAAAAATCCCCAGTATAGCAGTTATATACAAATATAATACCACACTGGGGAGATTTAGCTCTCTACCACTTTTATAAATTTTTAAGTTTTTTAAAGTCTGCCAATCAGCTTAGCTAAATGATAATATTCCGCCATGACCTTACGTTTGTAGCCATAGAAGTCGTTCTCCGTTGCAGGAACCGTCCTAATCTTCTCCATTGTCCGATAGCCGATGCTGTTGACGATGCTGTCATAGATTTGAGATTCAATGCCGGGCGCGTATTTGATGGATACCTGCAACAGATTGTATTTGTCGCTCTCGTTAAGATTCCGCAAGTGGCTTTGTAATGTCGGTATATCGTCCGGCGGTACTCCGTAGTCAATCAGTGTTGCCTTTCTTAACTTCATTTATTTCACCCTCTTCATTCAAGTTCCAGTCACATGGTATGCCTTGAAAACATTCTGGACAGTGTTCGTAGAATCCGCAGTCTTTGCAATCCGCTGGCTGTCCAGTACAATATTGCTGTAATACATGGTATGCTGATATAGCAAGGTTTGGCGTTATGTCTGGTGTAGGTTTGTTATTCATTCGCTTCACTTCCTCTCAGCATCAGACTCAAAGTGTTATATCCCGGGCAAGTTCTGACTCCGTTTCTGGTATCTCTTAACAGGACGCAGTACGGATATAACGCCATGACCTCATAGACGTGTTCTGTGGCATCCTCGCCACGCTGGTCGATATATTTGAAACACTTTCCCGGTCTAAGAAAATATCTTGCGCATACATACGCTTTAGTTCCGAATATTGTACTTGCGCTACTCATTTGTATCCCTCCTGTAATAATTCTTTATTGTCGAAAATGTTGCCAACTACTTCATAATGTTCAAGATCAAACTCATCAATATACTGTCTGTCTATGCTATTAGCTTCATGCGCTACCCATCCTGCAACACCCCATTCAACGGCTTCATATGTCGCATCCTCTGGGTAGGATTCGTCCAAGTGCGCCATCAGAATATCATTTTCCCAAATCTTCTTCCCGTTCTTGTCGCAAAGTCCCGTGAACTGGCAGAGGGTTTCTGGGTCAATTTCCGCATATTTCCACACTTTATAACTATCAGCGTGGAAGATTAAATGTTCTTCATTGCCTAAAAAGGAATATCTTTTATGATAATATCCCTCAACCCATTCACCACTATCAATCCGCTTTGCCTTAAAAAAAATTTCTCTCATTCAGTTTCACCGCCTTTTATAATTTCGATTGCTCTATCAATTGTATTTGCAATGTTTTTATAAGCACAATCTTTATCGGCATCTCCCGTATTTGCAATTGTTAAGAAGTATCTCATTTTTAACTGTTTCAACTGCTCCACAACCTTGTCCACATCAAAAGCTGTCGGCTGTTCTTGAACAGTTGTAATTGCAAGATGTGTAAATAAATCCATTGGAGAAACATCATTTTCCGCAGCTTTCTGCTTTTCTTTGTCCCAATACCATTCGCTCATTTCTTGGATTAATTTATCAGCGTCAATTAATCTGCTCATTCAACTCCACCACCTTTCACAATTTTAACTGCTTCATTCGTCTGGATGGTGCTTATTGTACATTATCGCTACGCATACAAGACCAGTCGCTCCGAATATGGTTCCAAGGGTGAATCCTAATAAGAATGTAATCATACAACCACCTCACTGTCCGCTGGTATCTGATAATCAATATGTCCGTTTACATAGGCTTCCTGAATCATATCCAGTACTTTCATGGCTTTTGCTTCTGACTCATATTTCCCCAAGCACACATACCCTTCGTCTGCAATACATGATATGTCATAGCATATAACCTCTGTTCCTAATACTTGAATAAGTGTTTTATTTATTTGAACAAGTCTCTTTTTATCCTGACTTCTGATTAACATTTTGCGTCCTCCTTGTAATTTTCGATCGCAGCTTTAAGTTCCTCATAGAAATTAATTCTTTTTCTTAGCGTGTTTAATTCATTATCGTATTTTTTAAAAAATACTTCCTTTGCTTTTTCATAATCAGGTGCATCCAGAACAACCACTTTGCTGTGTTCATTAATGAAATTACCTATTGATTCTTTTCTTATAAACGAAGTGTAGATTTCGTCAGGGAATTTAGTTACTGGTCTGTATGTCTTCGCCTTTTCTGTTACTTCACATTCTTCAAGACGAAGATTCCATCCATCTGTTTTTCTGTCTCTGTCCAAAATGTAGAAATATAATTTCATTGCCATCCTCACTTTCCCCATGTAAGCAACTGACACGCTATTGTGCAGTCCTCAATGATTTCTGTATTTATATTTCCTCTATCAGGTTCTAATTCATCAAGGAATATGCCGTTTATGCAGCTATGTCCGATTTCTCGTTCCTGTCTGGCTCTACGTTCAAATACCTCTGGGAAATCTACTCTGATTTTATTCCAGTAGCCCATTCCGCCTTTCGGGCAGCCTACGCAATTATTGTTCGGATAACCTAAATCGTACATAATCGGACGCTTTAGTCCTAACCTGTCCGCTATTCCGTGTGCTTCTTGTTTAGTTAATCCATGTTCAATTAATGGAAACTCATGGTCGTAATCGCTCAATGCTTCGCATACTCTGTCCGCACGATTCTTTTCATTCAGGTCATATCCCCATACATAAGTATGATGATCTGGATGCTCGCGTTCCCATTTCATGCGAACCCTTTTCTTTAATTTATCTGTGCAAGGTGCTCCAAATGGAGTATTGATGCATCTGGTTCTTTCGATCACATCATCTACACTGGAATATTCTTCTGACTGGATTATTGTTATCTTTCTTCCCAACAACTTCTCACAATCATGTAAGAATCTCAGGCTGTCTGGATGCTGATTCGACACATGAGTATATATAATCTCATCAACATCCTTTGCTAGATAACACGCTACAAAACTGCTTATTCCTGTTGAGAACCAACATACTTTCATAACACCACGCTACAAATCCATGTATCGTGGATAAGGAACATAGGCTTCCCATGCTGACGGTCTGAAACTCACATAAGTCAAATATGCTATATGTGCGCTACTTCAAATTCTACCTTATCGAATCGCCAACGCAACTATTGTTCCCTTTATGTAATTTCTTTCACACCTTTAAA